CCGTCAATGCGTATGGTTTCTGAACCGTGATGAAATGCTGCTGCCATGTGGTGTCTCCTATGGCTGTTTGAGTTTTAACTGGGGGTCAAGCGGCGCGCCGCGCTGGCGGTGCAGCGTGCGCACAAGGGTGGTCAGGTTTTCAGGCTGCCGCTGCTCTACCTGCTGGGTTTCGGTCTGTACCGTCAGCGCGTATTGCCATGCGCCTGCGGTCTCGCTTAAAAACTGCTCGCGGATTAAATGGCAGGGCAGACAGTTGGGCGGGGCAAAGCCGACAACGGCAAGGCGCACCGCATCCAAAATCGCCAACGCGCCGCTGTCGCCGTGCAGGCTCGCGCCAATCACGGTTAATTGCAGCGTGATGTCGCGCTGCTGGGCGATATGCCCCAAGCCTTCAATCCGCGCGAACTGGCTGCTTTGATACGCCACCAGCACCGCGCCTGTAGGGTGGATAAACTGGTAATCGGCGGGGCGTTCGGGGAACGCGTCCACCTGCACCCACGGAATCGCCTGCTGCACATGGTCGCGCAGCGCGTCAATAATCGGCTGGGTGGCAGACATCAGTAGCCGCTCCAATCTTGTTTATTGCTGGCGAGAACGTGGTATGCGCCGCGCTCGGGCTGGCGGGGTTTGTCGGCGGTATCGATGCCGATGTGGATTTTGCCGTCGCGGATTTGTTCCAGCGTTTTGAGCGTAGCCTGATACGCGGTTTCCAGCGTTTTCGGGAAATCGGCGCGGTTAATCCGCCGCGCGTGCAAAAAATGACGTGCGATGTTGATGCACAAGGGCGGCAGAATGGTCGGCACACTCGCCAGCGGCAGCGGATAACGCCCGCTCAAATAGCCGTCTGCCAAATCGCAGGCGTAAGCAATGGCGGTTTGCACCACATCATCGTTCGGCTCGGTGGCGCGCGGGTCGTCATTGGTCAGCTGCGTCAGCTCGGTTTTGCTCATGGCGCGGGCTAAATCATCGGCGTTGATATACATGGCGCGTTACTCGGCTTTGTCGCCCTTGCCGCGTTTGGCTTTTTCAGGCTGCGGCGCGGGGTCGCTGTCTGCATTTGCCGCCGTTTCGTTTTCAGGCTGCGGCTCGGGCGTGATTTCGCTTTCAGGCTGCATCGGCTCGGGCGCGCCAGCAGGCGTAACGTGCGCGGCAACCTGCTCATACTGCGCGTCGCTCAACTCTGCCACTTCGCCGCGCTCTACGCGGTAATCCGTGCCGTCATCGGCAGTCAAAATCAGCGGGGTGTTGGCAAGATAAAATTTCGTCATGGCTTAACCTTTCAACAATACGGCAATCACANCGCGGTAATCCGTGCCGTCATCGGCGGTTAAAATCAGCGGGGTGTTGGCAAGGTAAAATTGGCTCATGGCTTACCCTTTCAGCAGCACAGCGATGATTTCGCCCGCCGCAGCGGCAGCAGTTACGGCATAGCCTGCGGCTTGGGTCTCGCCCGCCACCGCGCAGCCGTTGGCATCGGACGCAACTTTCGCGCCTGCGGCAACCGCGCCGCCCGCTTCCACCAGCGCAATGCCGATGCAATCCACCGCCACCGTGTCGCCCGCTTCGGCATCGCGCGGCGATACGCCCAGCACAGGCGCGGCGGCTTTGGCTTGCTTGCCATCAAAGCCGATAAAGCGGTTGGCAACAATCGGCGCGCCGGCTTGAGCGGTGGTTACCAGTACGATTTTTTTGGTTGGGGTCATGAGTGGGTCTCACTTTCTGCAAATAGGGTTTTCAAATGGTAGCCTTGCAACTGCCACAGCTTTGCAAACGCATCTTTGTAGGCTTCATCGCGCCCGATGGTCTCGTCAAAATCGGCGGGGTTCAGGCAGCCTGAAACGCCGATGACCACAAAGCCATTGTGCAAAATCAACGCACACACGGTGGCGGTTTCGCCAAAGCGCTGATACTCCACGCGGTCAATCAAAGCGGCTAATTGATAGCCTTCCAGCTTTTCCATTGCTTCTCCTTTTCAGGCTGCCTATGCGTTCAGGCAGCCTGAAAACATCAATCAAATGCTTAAACAGCCTTGTCAAACAAGAACCCGCACGCGCCGCCGACAGCGGCTACTTTGCGAATATCGGTATAGCGGGCGTATTCCACTTTGCCGCCGTTTTGCTCAAAGCGGTCAACCACAGGCATACCCTTGCGGCGGAAGGTGTAGCCAAAGGCAGGCTCGCCTTCATCATTGCCTGTGCTGTGCACGGTTGGGCGCACAATCAGCGCGGCAAACTTGCCCCACACATCATGAGTTTGCTTGTTCGGCGCAGGCGCGGAAACGGCGTTGCCGATGATGACCTCGTCCACTTCAAACAAGATTTTCAGCAAATCCAGCGTAATCAATTTGCGCTCGCCGCTGCCCAGCATCGCTTGCAAGGCAGGGTGGTACGACAGCGCGTGCGCCACGCTTGCGCCCAGCACCAGCACATTGGGCTTCACACCGCACGCCGCGCGGACGGTTTCTTTCGCGTCCGCCACATCTTTCACGGGGTTGGCGTTAGCATCGCTCCATTGGGTTGCGGCAGACAAATCCTTGTAATGACCGCTTTCATAAGACTGTCTGGCTTGCAGCAACGCCGCCGCTTCCAATTCCTGCCGCAGCTGCACACCCATCACCGCGCGGCGCGTGGCTTTGGTTTGCTCATCAAACAGGCTTTCGGCGCGCTCGCGGTAGTCCACGCCCACCATCAAATCGTGCTCTTCCAGCACAATCGGCAAATAATGCGGCGTATCCAGCGTAATCACATTGCTGGTCGCGCCCACCGCGCGTTCGGTTTCGTATTCCACAAACGAGCCTTTGCCGAACTTGGGCACTTTCACGCCTTCTTTATCGGTAAACACCACGGGGAACAGCTTTTCGCCGATAAACTCGGCTTGCTTGTAGCCCAGCGCAAGGTTGGTTAAAACGGGGTCAATCTGCCCGCGCAGATTGCGTAAATGGGAAGTGCTCATCAGGTTTCCTTTATGCAGGGGTTATTGGACGGTGCGGCGTGCCGCTTCTTCGTAGGAGATGTTTTCGCGTTTTGCCAACGCAAGGGCGCGTTCATGGTGCGATTGCGCGGCGGGGTCGGCGTATTCGCCAAAGTCGCTGCTGCCTGCGGGCGACGGGTTGGCTTTATCGGCGGTGGCAATTTCGCCAGCTGCCAAAATCGGCTTACCGCCGCGCAAAAAATCTTTCAGCGCGTCCGACAGCTTTTTGCCTTCGCCAAAATCAGCGGGCGCGGCTTCGGGGTAATCGGCAAAATCCAGCACGGCAACGATTAAATCTTTGTCGGCGGGTTTCAGGCTGCCTGCTTTAATCAAGCCTTCGGCAAAATCGGCGTTTTGCTTATGTGCCGCATCGCGCAGAGATTTTTCCTGCTCGGCTTGCAACTTCGCCAATTCTTCGCGGGCTTGCTTGGCTTCGGCTTCGGCTTGCTCACGCGCTTTGCGCTCGGTTTCTAACTGTTGTTCGGGGGTCATGGGGTCGTCCTTATCACGGGGTTCAGAAAAATTATTCGGCACAGCTTCGGGTTCAGGCTCGGGCGGTGGCGCAACAGCTTCAATTTGCCAGTCGGGCAGCACGCGGTCGGCGGTTTCTAAGCCGTCTTTGCCAATCAGCCACTCACGCAGATTGCGCAGCATTCGGCTCAACAACCAATCGCTTTCGCCAAACGACACCACGCCGTCTTCATCATCGGCAAAATCAATCGCCGCCAGCCCTTTCACAGCGGGCGGGTGTGCGCCCAAAAAGCCGACATGGCGCAGATACCAGTTTTCAGGCTGCGGGTTGCTCGGGTGGTTGGGCGGATAGAAGCTGGCGGAGACTTTTTTGTAGCGTCCTTTTTTAACCAGCTCGGCAAAGTCATCATCTACCTGCGCGAAATCGGCAAACAAGGTGCCGTTTTCGGCTTTCAGGCTGCCTACCCAGCCATAGGCGGGGGCGTTGGTGCTGGGATGCCCTACCACAATCGGGGCTTCGTGCTTGCTTGGGGAATAGTGGCTGGCAATCGCGGCAACCTGCTCGGGGGTAATCGTTATCGTGCGCCCGCTGTTGTCCGTGCGAGTGCCAGCGCGGAAGATTTCATGGCGCATGGCTCTGTCTCAAAATGGGTTGGGCGGATTATGCGGATGGGCAGCCTGAAAAACTTTTAATGCCCGTTAAAAAAACAGACTAAAAAAGCAGCCTAAAAATAGGCTGCTGGTTTTTGCCCCTGCTTTGCGTTTTTAGCGCGTTTGCGGCGCGGGATAGGCAAACGCACGTTTGGACGGCGTATCGCGCTACTGNCGCGGAAGATTTCATGGCGCATGGCGGTGTCTCGTGGGTTTGGTTGCGGTGGATTATGAATATGGGCAGCCTGAAAAACTTTTAACGCGCATTAAAAAAAGCAGCCTGAAAACGGCTGCGGGCAAAAATCGCGCTCTGTTGCGTTTTAAGCGCGTTGATGGCATGGGATAGGCAAACGCTCGTTTCGTTCGTGCATCGCGCTGCTAGGGTGGTCTATTTTGGTCTATTTGCTATTTTTGGATTAAAGGCGAGATGGCAGGCGAAAAAAATCGGCGCGTGGGGAAAACGCGCCGTGTGGGTTTGGGGAAACGGGGGAATGCTTACTCATCAAAAATGCTCCTTTGCCGAGCCTGCGCATCGGCAGCGCGGGCGCGTTTGATGATTTGATAAATCTGTTGGGTGGCAAGGTTGTACTTTTTCGCCAGCTGCTGGTGGTTTCTGCCATCAAACTCCGCCCAAATCTGTTTGTCGCGCTCGTCCAGCTCACCGCCTGCGTTTTTGGGGAAATAGATAATCTGCCCGCGCCAGTTGTCGGTGAGATAGCGAGCGAGCTTTTTGCTGATTTGCACGGCGGTCGGGCGGTTGATGTGCGGCACGCTTGCCAGCAGGCAGGCGGTGGCTTGGTCTTCCAAATCAGCAATCAGCTCGGGAATGCGGCTGTCTGCCATGCGAGTCCTTTCATTTTTGAAACGTTGTTACAAAAATCATAATAATATCAATATTATAAAACAACAAAGGCAGCCTGAAAAGCTGCCCCAAAAACCTTATGTCGCACGGTCTCGCCATTTTTTTAACCGCTCAATAATATCGCGCATGGCATCGGCATCTTTATGCCACTTTTCGCCGCCGTGTTTTTGGCAAAAGGCAAACATTGCGCTCTCCGCCGTCACCCGCACCGCGCCCGCTTCGTGCAATTCCAACCACAGCGAGCGGATTTTTTGCTGCTGGTCGGATATATTCCGATACGACTCGCGCCCATCGGGCGTTTGCACCGCCACCACAAAGCCCTGCGCTTTCATGTGGCGCAGCACGGTTTCCAGTTGCTCTGCGGTCAAATCCTTGCTGCTGGTTTTGCCGCGCGACACATTCGCCAGCAGGGCGCGGTAGTCGTTGTCGCTCATGCCCACTTGCTGCTTGGCGATGTGGATTAAGCGGATTAAGCGCGGTTTGATTTTATCGCTTGTCATGGTATTGCTCCTAAAAAGGCAGCCTGAAAAGCGGGAATGCGTTTCGGGCTGCCTCTGGTTTATTTAACCGCGTCTTTCAACGCCTTGCCCGCGCTGAATTTGGGCACATAGTGCGCGGCAATGGTCAGCTCCTCGCCTGTTTTCGGGTTGCGCCCTTTGCGCTCGGCGCGGCGAATAGCTTTGAATGTGCCAAAGTTCACAATGCTCACTTCGCCATCGTCTTCCAGCGTGTTGATAACGGCAACGCAAAATGCGTCCAGCGCGTTGGCTGCCTGCGCTTGCGTTAGCCCCGCTAGGGTGGCGATTTGTTTGACCAGTTCGGATTTATTCATGGTGGTTCTCCTATTTACAAGGGTTTAAAAAAGGGCGGATTTGCCGCTCCGCTGGGGCGGGGTTTAATGCAACGGTTTATGGTTTTGCCCCAAAGGGGCGTTGACTTTGACGGGCTTGCCTAAAACCGTTTCTATTTCGCGCCTGATGTATGCCAGCGCGATAATGGCAATCTCCTGTGTGATGTTGCCTTCCTCTTCCACTGTTTGGGGCATCGGTTGATCAGATTGCAAGTTCACGGCAATGCCGTTGCCCAATAGTTCAATCTCAATACTGGTTTTCATTTGAATTGCCTCAATTTTTCACAAACTGCTTTTTCTAATTCAATATCTACAAAGCATAAGCAAAATTCGTAGAACTCGCCCCATAGGTCGTAGCACGATAAAAAATTGGCAATTACTTTAATTTTCTGTTCGTTCATTTTTTTAGTTCCCTGTTCAAATTGGGTTTCAACCGAATGCCGTTTAGCAGCATTCTTTCCAATCGCTGCACTTGTGGGTCTTTGGGTTGTGGTTTCGGTAGTGAAAATATTGCTATCATCAAACCCCCGCAAAATCCAACACCACTTGCTCATACTTCCCCGTCTCTTCATTGCGCTGGTAGTAGCGAATGTACTCGCGCGTCGCCTGCGTGTGCAGGCTGTCGGCAATCGCCTGCATGGCGCGTTTCCATTTAGGGTCGTCAATTTCCAGCTTGCGCAAATCCATCACCTTGCGCACATTGATTTTCCCTTCCTTGCTCACGTCAAACGCTTGCAGCACAAACGCTTTCAACTCCGCGCGGCTGTCTTGCGTCCACTCGTTCAAACACTCGTCAATCAAGGCTTTGGCAGCTTGCAACCGCTCGTCAAAGTGCAGCACATCGGCTTGGGCAATGACAATGCGCAGGTTGCCGTCAAAGCTGGTTAGCATGGTGTTGCCTTTCACGCTGCGCTTCGCGCCGTACTGCTCCACGCTCAAATCAATAAAGGCGTTGGCATCTGCCATTTGCTGCGCTTTAAGTTCCGCCATTTGCTCGCGCAGCGGCAGAATTTGGGCAAAGGCTTCGCGGATAAAATCATCGCGTGCCAAATCAATCGGTTTCATATTGGCAATCGGCACAAGGTTGCCCCGTGCATCTTGGCGGTATTGGTTTAAATCAAGGTCTTTCATGTTTTCTTTCTCTCCAAAAGTTGGTTCAAAATCTGTTGCAGCCGCTGCCGATTGGCTTCGCGCTGCTCGGGGGAGATGGGCTGCTTATTCGGCAGCAGCGCAGCGGTTGGCGTGTTGCGCGGCGGTATCTGCTTAATCAGCTGCGCGGGCTGCGCCCATTTTTCCGCTTGGCGGATAAGCTGGCGAAAGGCTGTGGGCAAGCGTTCGCCGTCGGTTTCAGGCTGCCACGCCCATGTAATCGGCGTGAGGGCTTCTTCCCACACCGCCGCCAATGCGCTAATCGTGTCGGCGGGCGGCGAGCCTTGCAGCCGTAAAACCAGCAATTTCTGCAAGCCCTCTATCATTTGGTTGTATGCCCAGTCGGGCATTTTGGGCGGGTTCATCGGCGTAGTCCTTGTAGCGTCATCGCCGCGTTCAGCGTTTGGCTGCTTTCAGGCTGCCTTTGTTCGGGCGCAGCGGGCATGGTTTGCAAGCCTTGCCCTTGCCAGCCGCTGATGACTTCATACAAATAGCCGTGCGACTTTAAGGGCAGTTTCAGGCTGCCTGTGTTGCGCCGCGCCAGCAGCTCGCGGAAGCCGTAAAGCCATGCTTCGGGCGGGGCGGGATATTCCAAACCGTTGCGGCTGATTGCGCCGCGCTCCATATCGGGCAGCAGCTCGCCCAGCAGTTTTGCCATGCGCTCAAAGGTCAGCGCGGTTTTGGCGGGGCGGAACAGCGCAATGTATTGCACCGCCAGCTTACCCACTTCGCCGCCCACCTGCGCCGCCGCCCACACCACTTGGCGTGCGCCCTCATGGGCAATCAGCGCGTCTAGGCTGTTTTCCGCGCCGCAGCAGGGGCAGCGGGTTTTCATGGCAGCTCCGCTTCTTTCAGGCAGCCTGAAAAGTTGTTTTGCGTTGCCAACCCGTGCAGCGCGGCGTAAATCGCATCGTTTTCGTGGCTGTATTCGGGCATTGCACCGTAGAGCAACACGCCATCATGGTTGGTAATATCGCAGCCGAGTTTGCCGTCTTGCCGCGTAATGCGGATTTCTAGGCTGTACTCTTTGATGATATTCATTCGCCGTCCTCCAAGAATGCGCTGGGGTAACGTGCCTGCACGCGGTGCATGGCGGCTGCCACGCTGTAAAACGTCTCTGCGTTTTTGCCGTCCAATTGCAGCACGGCTTGGTTGGCGGCGGGTCGGTAGTCAATCGCGCCAATCGGCAGCGGGTCGTGGGTATGGCTGGGTAAGTACACGGTGTAGCGGATCATGGCTGTTGCTCCTCGGGGTGGGGTTCTAACACTTCGCCGGCGGCGGGGTTTTGCTGCCACAGCGTGGCTAGGGCAAGGGCTTCGCTTTGGGCTTGGCAGGCATAATGCAAACGTTGCAGCGCGTAGCGGGCGGCGTGGTCGGTAGGGTATTGGCTGGCGGGCGGCGCGTGGTGCAGGTTGTCGCAGGTGTACACCACGATTTCAGGCTGCCGTGCAGGCGCGGCGGGCGCAGCCTGTGCGCTGTGCGCCGCCAGCGTTCCCAGATAGAAAAACATCCCCGCGCTGGCAAATATTGCAGACAGCAATTCACTTAATTTGTACAGTCGCATCTCACACCCCCTTCACAATATCCGCGTCCACTTTATCAAAGCCCAACTGCGCGGCTTCATTCATGGCGGCGGAGACCAAATTGTTTACCGCCAGCGGATATAGCAGGCTATGCTGTTCCAGCCCTTTGCTGGCGCGTGATGTAACCGTCAGCCGCGCGGCAATGGCATCAATCGCATCATCGTTTAGGATTTGGCTGGCATCCGCGCCCGCGCGGTCAAATTTATGCTTTAAATAGCCCGCCAGCTTGCCGTCGGTCAGCGGTTGCAGCGTTACCA